GCCAAATTTTGCAAATCACTCAAATTAGAATCTTTTAATTGAGCTTCAAAGACATTTGGATCATTAGTTCCAAAAGGGTTTACTGTTTTAATGCCTAAAACTTCTTCTAGTTTTTTTACCTTTTCAATGGCCTCATCGTCCATTTTTCCTGTAGTAAAATTTTGCAGATCCTCAAGACTGGTCTTCTTTTTCGTGGCTTTTGAAACGTTTTTCTTCGCCGCCTTTTTTGTGGTTTTCTTTCTCGCTGCCATGTTAGTATATTACAACTAAAATTGTATTTTTCCAAAAAAAAACTCCGCCCCCCGAAGGGAGCGGAGTCGTCAGTATCAAACTGATTACATGATTAAGCCTACTAAGGCTCTGTTGTCCAAGACCATACGTCCCTCTTCCAAGGCACCGTAATAACCAATTCTCTGCTGTCTAGAGGAGAACTGATCATCAGCGACTAAGTTGAACTGAGATCCAGTTTCGGAATCCACAGCAATAGCGCGAATCATCGCGTCACGGCTGCGGTCAAGACCAACAATGATTTCCTCAGTAGCGCCATTGAAGGCACTGGACACCGTGGTAGAACTGTTATTGAGATAATCAGTAGTACCAGCGACTGTATCGAAGACGTCATTGAAACGCTTGCCAACACCTAACTCAAGGACTTCCATAATGGCCACACCAAAGAATTCAGTTAAGCCACTCTGACCAAACACTGAATTTCTGACGGCGTCAGTGGCAGGAATACCTGCACCACCAGCGCCATCCGTAACAGCTGAAGCTGCACCAGCTGCACCAACGGTGCTTACCGGATTGTAAGCCATAGCACGAATCTGCTCAACCACTTCAGGTGAAACCAGAAGATCAGTCAAGGCCTTACGGGCACCAGCAGGTGTACCACCGGACCATGAAGCATTAACTCTCTTCATCTTGGTGAACAACTTGTTCAAGTCGTCAATCAAGAAACGGTTAGCCTGAGCAGTCCTAAACACGTTACGGTTTTTAGCACCAAATGTCGCATTACCGTTTGTCGCGTTCGCTAGAGCTGTCATCAAGAGGTTGGAGGATGTTCTTTCCTGTTTAAGGAGAACTTCCTGTGCCACCCGAGTAAAAGTTTTACCAATCACATCAAGTCTAGAGCGGGAAGCGTACTTTCTGTCGAAAGACACCGCGCTATCCAAGTTATAAGTAGCGAACTTCAATTCGGAGGCTGTGGGTTGAATGTAGTTGGTCGGAAGACCCCCGGCCACAGATTGACTGTAGACCCGAATGTAATCCTCATCAAAAACATCGTAATACAAATCCAACGGAATAGAAGGATTGTCGTCTGCGTTATACTCTAACGCGGTGAACAGATTGCTGATAGTCGGAGCATTATTGATAACCTCGGCCAAAACCGGACCAATAAACTCGGCTAACGCAATTTGAGCAGCGTAAGCGGTTTCTCTGTTACGAGAAGCCATTGCTTTCACCAGTTCCACTTGCTCATCGGTTCTTTTTAATGTAATTTTCATTATATTATATTAATTCCTTTCTAGTTAAGGGTTACGCAACATCCAATGAGCTGCTACAGTCTATCTGGACTAACGCGTACTGTGCAGTACCCGTACCAGCAAACACATCCGCCTGACCATTCTGAGAGGTTCTATTGCCGGTCGCCAAAACGTGACCAACAAGAGCAGCCGTCAGATCAACCAGTCCCTCACGAGAATAGCCGGTCAATTTGCCCGGATTGTCGGGAGAAATCCCAACAAGGTTACCCGGAACAACAGAACCGCCTACAAGTTCGTAAGCTGACTCGTCAAAGGTGAACAAGCCCCTCGTCGCGACCGGGCAAGCCTGACCGCTAAGAACTGCCTGTAATTCATCCTTCTTGACTGGATTGTAGAGAAGTTTTTCTCCATTCTCGTCGTTCTTAATCGTCTGATTAAGAGTGACGCCTAAGACCGGGGCTCCGGTGGTGGCAGCCGAAAATCGTAAAGGAACCGTTGGGTACTTATCAGCACCCAAGAACGGGTAATCGGTTTTCCCCAAGTAATCACTTCCGATAAGATCGAAAGTATCTTGGTTCATATTACCGCTCAATACCTTTACCATTACGCCTGCGCTACCGTTGCCGTCAGTTGACGGGTTGTCGTCTACCACCTGATTTGCAAACAGGTTGATGACATCCGTCTCGTTATATTGCCTAAATGGGTATAATCTAAGTGCCATAGTAGTTTATTTGTTTAATAGGTTATTGAAATGTTTTCGGTATTAAAGGCCCGCCTGAATTGATCCGACAAGGACTCTTCCGTGGAAGAAGCTTCGTTATTATTAGCGATGCTAGCATGTGGAACTTCAACGTTTTCCACAACTTCCTCTACAGTTTCATCGGTTTGAGGAACAGCCTCAGTAGCAATAGCCACACCCTCTTGTGAGGTAGTAGCTAAACGCTTCTCAAGCTCTTCCTGAACCTTTGCTTCAAATTGTTTTTCCTGCTCCACTTGAAAAGCTTTGCTCTTATGCTGGAGAAGGGAAGCCAATTTTGATTGATAGCCTTCAAAAACCTCATCGGAGGCCTCTAGAGTCTTCACTTCGTTCGCCAGAACCGTACGGTCTTGGTCAGAAAGGTCGTAAAGCTCGTCGATAGCTTCCATTCGGCTATTGAACAGCTGTTCTGCCGCAGCAGCGTTAATGGAAGATTCTAGTGAGTTAATTTTCTCATTAGCCTCTTCCAACTTCGTCTGAAGATCATCTATCGAAGATTTAGCCTCGCTTGCATCTTTCTCAGCCTGAGCCTTTGCAGCCTCAACAGCCTCTCTTTCCGCCTGAAACTCCGCATCCTTCTCACGAATCTTATCGATAACATGAGAAGCAACAGTGGCTACAGCTTCCTGAGTGAATTCCGCATTGTCCGCTAACTTCGAATCGAGAACCTTCTCGAACTCGGTTTTGAACTCTGTAATATCCATAGTATTAGTATTTTTTACATTATTAATTTCCTTTTGGGAAATTTTTAAAATATTATTTTTAAAATTATTTTCTGGTATCGTCGCGTCGCGCTTGTCGTTCACCTCTAAATCTATATTTTTTTGAACTATTAAGCCGCTCACGTCCGCCGCCGGATTAGTTGTAAATCCAATGCCCAGTGGAAAGACATCTCCTACTACCAATCGGTAAATGGGGGTTCCGTCGTTTAAGGCCCCGGCCCCTTCAAAAGCTTTTAGAAAGTGCTTCATTTCATTGATGTGAGTAGGGTCAGTGATAATTTCAGCGTCCTTTAGGTCCTTTGAACCCAAAGCCAACACAAAATCATTAAAACCCAATTCCCAGCTTGCAGAAATTTTCTTAAAGCAATCGCTTTCTTTATCACTTGAATCCAAAAGAACGTCCGCAAACTGCTTATTAACAGTCTTATAAATAACTGCTGCTAATGAAATATAATAAGGATCTTTAGTACTAAGAGCCGCCGCATTGCCTAAAATCTTATTATTATCAAGGTCGGCAAACCCGGCGTTGACAATATGCCCCACCACCTTTTGCTTTTTATGTTCAATATTTGTGGGCTTATTAACGAAGTAATCGATTAAGTCAACAGCAGTTTCTGAATTGATCCCGTCTCCGTTTTTATTGAATTTATTGACAACAGCCGCATTAAAAGCCGCTCCCACCAAATCGATATTCCGCTCCAAATCGATAGACTTCGGTATTAAAGGGCGTAAATTCTCTAAAGAGGCTTGACTGATATTAAGGTCGTTTTCTATGTCGCTCGTTGCGTGGACCGTGAACTCGTAACGAGTCTTATATTTAAAACTATCCGACATCCTTCATGAATATTACACCTAATTATTTATTGAGAGAATTTTTTCTACTATGGTGCAAAATAGCTGCAGCGTAATCATCTAGCTCATGTTCTGAGCTAATTTCTAACACTTGTTTCATCGGATTTAATTTAATCAATTTATTAGGATCTTTGACACAGGCCTTCCCAACTGCCAACCAATCTTTTTTGTCTTTAGCTACCACCACAGACTCGCACACCCTCTCTAGCATCTCTTTTTGGGTCTTGCTGAGGCGTTTTTTATTGAAAACCTTTTTAGCTTCAGTGGCTAATGAATTATATAGGTCGTTAGTTTTATCAGCAATATTTTTAATCGCGGTAACAGAGTAAGTTGTCTTCGCTAAGGTTTTGGCTCCCGGCGGCCTTCCCGGTCGCCCAGCACTCCGAGCAGCGTTCTTTTTGTCTTCGTATTCTCGTCGTTTTTCTAATAGTTTTGCGCCTTCAGGGTGTCTAATCTCTTCTATTTCCTCATCTTCTTCGAAGGTCATAGGCATAGGTGTTCCCCCAACGATAGGGTTGTAATAACCCTTTTGACGGTCTTCAACAAATTTTTCTTGAGCCTCGTCAAGCTCTTTATTATTGGGAAAAACACCCGTTTCGATCACTTTGATGCCTTCGCTTGGAGGAAGGATCCCCAGCTCCATCATACGCGTAATAGTACGTTGCACTTGGGTTTGGTCTTGAAGATCAATGGTTTCGAATTTAGCAAGAGGTGCATTTTTCAATCCGTAGTTTTTACAGATTTGTTTAATCTCTGGCTGTAGAAAATTATTAAGAAACGCATCCCTAGACTCCTTTAATCTTTGCAAAAACATTTGAGCTTTTATTTCAGTGCTTGCAAATTTTTCTTGATTTAAAATTATATTTTGTAAACCTTCTTTGATATCCTGATTGACCACTTCGTACTTTGATGGCCCAATAACCTTTTGGATATCGGGAATGATGAATTCAGCCTTGGTAGTGTAATCGCTAACCAGAATACGCCCTACGCTCTGATTTTGAAAAAGAGATTGCATGGCTCTTATGTTTCGAGGATTTACCCCTCCCTTGTCAGGCGTAGTCCCCATTGTGATCATAAGAACTACGTTTTCTATAGTACGACAGATGGATTGATCAATTTTTTTCATTTCCATCTTGAATTCTATATCGTCTAAAACAGGAAAGCCAAAAGGAACGGCGAACGGTTCATAATCTTGCTTTTTATAAAAAGAATACTTCAACCTTTTGGGGTCGAGATCCACCCTCATACCGCTTAATGACCATGAATCGTTTTTTATTTTTTGCTTGATTTCTACGTCAAGAGCCTCATAAAGTTCCTTGTCTTCGTCAGTCTTTGGATTTTTTAATCTTTCTGCTTCGTACTCGCTCAGGACTTTTGCGTAAAGACCTACATCAAATGAAGTTGCGCGCTTGGCCACAACGTCGAAAGGGTTTAACAGAATATATCTAACAGGTAGTTTGTTAGTTTTTAAAGTTATTCCAAAATTTCTCACCTTAGAAAAATCCTCGACATTGATTTTCCCTTCAATAGTATATAAAAATACATTCCCACTTCGATAGAACTCTCTAAAGAACTGGTCTTTTAAACTCCAGATTTTAAT